TCGCCCTTCTTCAGGCGCAGAGCCGCGGCCGCGCTAAAGCCCGTGACGGCGAGCGTGGAACCGGTCTGGCTGGATGCGCCAACCTGCGGCGCGCCGCCCAGCGGACCAACGGTGTGGGTGCGGACGTTCTGATCCATGACCCACTCAAAACCGCCCATGACTCCCATGCGGCCGCGTTCGTACTGCTGCTTGACCTGGTTGCTGGACTGGAACAGGCCTTGCGCGGCCTTCAGCGCCGCGGTCTGCACCTTGGGCGAAATGCACATGGTGCGCTTGCCGTCCATCGGTGCGCTGAAGGTGTCCAGCGTTTCTCCGGCGATCCAGAACGGATCGAGTGCGGCGATCGGAGTGCCGGGCGTGCCCACCTGGTTGCCGGTGGACTGGTAAGCCATCGTGAGACCGTCCACGTCCACCTGGTTGGCGAGGGCCACGCCCGCGCTTTTCAGGTAGCGGTCACTGAAGGCGTCGATGTTGAGCGTGAGTTCCGCGGAGCTGAACTGGAACGGTACGACGGCCTGCTGGTTGAGGGTGAGGGTTTTCTGGGTTTCGATTACATCCTGGATCGACGACGTGATGTCGGGATTTTTGGACACGGTGAACTCAACGGCATCGCGCAGACGCAGCGTGTCGCCGATCTTCGCGCCGTTGATCGCAAATTTGTCGTCCCAGGTGTGAGCAATGGCCCCGGAGAATCCGAGGTTGTTTTTGAACCGCAGCAATAACTCGTTGGTTATCATTTGCGCGTTCAGGAGGGTATTCGGCATTTATCGTCCCTTAATTTGCGCCTCCCGTGCTTTCGCCCACCGTTTGAAATCGTGCTGAAGGTCCGGATCGCTCGGATCATCCGATGCGACCTTGCCCGCTCTTCCACTCGGCGGCGGCGGCTTGGGTGCGCCCGTTATGCGTGGCTTCCCGTTTTCAGGGACAGGGGATTTGTCGAACGCGGCAGACAGTCTGCCGATCGCCAGGACCGCGGACGCCGGCGACAGGCCGGCGATGCGCTCAAGCTCTTTCGGATGCTTCGCCAGGTGGTACAGGAGCTCGGCGCCGTGCTCGTCCTCGAGCATCGCCTGACGCGCGGCGAGTACTCCCGGCCCTGCCGGGATCACCACCGTTTCGATCAGGTCGTCGTAGTCGTCGTGCGCCGTGCGGGCGGCCTTTTCTTTGGCCTTCCACTTGTCCTGCTCTGTGCGGACTGCTTCCTCGGCCGCCGCTTTCGCTTCCGCTTCCTTGCGGTTGCTCTCGCGTTGGTCGAGTTTCCAGTCCGTCAGTGCTTCCTGGTATGCCTCGAGAGTCTGGTAATTCTCGAGCTTCGGCTTGCCGGCGGCTTGCGCGGGTTCGGAGGGCTTATCCTGCGGCTTTGCCGGCGGCGCCTGCGCGCCGGCCAGTTGCCGCTTCAACTCCTCGTTTTCGCGTGTCAGCCGGTCGATCCGGCGCGCCCGTGATCCGCCTTTTCCTGGTTTGGCGGGCGCTGCATCGTCCTGTTCGTCAATTTCCCCTGTGTCCTGAGAGTCGTCCGTTTCCGAGTCCGGTTCAGTTTTGGCCGGCGTTTCCGCGGCCGCGGGTGTAGCGGGTTCCTGCGCCTCGGGCAATTCACCGGTCGCGCGCCATTTCGCAAACTCCCGATAGTCTGTCGGGGCCTGCGGCGTGGCGTCTTCCGTCCCTTGCTCGAGGGTTGGGACTACTTCGTCTGGCATAAATCGTTTTAGAATTGCGTCATGGATCGCTTAATCCGCGAACATCGCGGCCACCTCGACGAGAGCATGGCAACCGTCCAGCCGGTGCGCGATCGCGAGCACCTGGTTGAGATCATTCAGGAGAGCCTTGGACCTTTTGCCTTCCGCGTCGAGCCGGAACACGTCACTGTGACTCCGTTCGTCCCTGACGCCCGTATCGGTTGGGATACGCACCTCATTTGCATCGAAGGCTACGGCGTCTGGGGCATGGCAAACGGACCGATCTGAAAAACTCATAATCCGGCCTGCTGCGGCGCTACGGCCGGCGGCGGGGCCATTAAACCCTGCGGCGGTATCCCGGCGCCCGCCATGCCTTCGCCGGGCTCCTGCGGTTCCGCGGACTGCGCCGCGGCGCCGGACGCCATGTAGGCGATCTGGCGCTCGAGGTCCGCAACCTGCGACTTGAGCAGCGCGATATTCTCGGTGGACGTCAACTGCGCTTCGACTTTGACCAGGTCAACCTGCGCGCGGATGGCGGCCTGGCGATCGCTCGAGGCAATCTTCGCCATTTCGATCTGCTCGGTGCTTTCCGCCTCGATGCGTTTCGACCGGACGTCGTCCGAGAGTTTATTCAGGGCCGCGGTCAACTGCTCGATCTGCTGCGCCTGCTGCGCGTTCTGCTGCGCCAGCAGCTCCGCGGGCTTCTTGCCCGTTTCGTCCGTCAGGTTCGGCGGCATCGCGCGCCGCAGTCGGTCGGCGATCTTTTCGGCGCCGGCGAAATTCAGGTTGTCGAACACGATGTCGCCCGCCACCGTCATGAGTTGCGGGAAGTTGCGCGAGAGTTCGGTCACTTGGGACGCGGTTTCCTGCTGCTGCGTCTTGAACGATGGCCCGATCTTCAGGCGCACATCGTACTTGCCGCTGGCGAGGTCGTAGCACTTCTCGGCGCCGTAATCGTCGCGGAACTGCTGGTTCACCTGGACTATCTCTTCCTGCATGTCCTCGCCGAGAATCCGCACCTGGCGCGCGGTGTCGTAGATCTTCGGGATCAGGTCGCAGAGGATGACGCCGCATTGCAGGATGGCGCGATTCAAATTATCGACGAAATGGAAGTTGCTCAACTCCATTTGTCCCTGGCGCCGCTGGAGCGCGATGCCTGACGTCTCGTTGGACTGCGAGCCGAGGCTGGCGTCGTAGACGTTCGTCGTGGCCTTGATGTCGTCCGAGGCCTGCGCGGCGCCAACCGAGAGCGCCTGGATCGGCGGCTCGAATACGTTGCGCTGCGGCATCGGGACCGGGTTGCCGGCGATATCGAGGGGCTCGTACTCGAGGTACGCCCACGGCACGGTGTTCGCCGTCGCCCAACGCGGATCTTTGAATGCGCCCTTAACCCCAACCCAAGGCGCCTTGGTGCCGAGCATCACCGTCTCGGCCTCGCTCGAGCGGTAGAAGTTGTACAGCTTCTGCGGGTCGCGCGCAAACCGGATCAGCGAGAACAGATACCGCTTGTCCTCGATGTACATCTCCTCGCCGAGCACGGCCAGCAGCGGAATCCACTGGCCTTTCCACTCCGTCTCGTCTAAGATTTCGACCCCGTTGAGCCGGCACATTTTGACGTGCCGGATCTCGTCCTCACGCTCGACGCGGTCGCCGTTTTCGTCGGTGGCGAACTGGATGCCGGGCGGCAGTTCGGCCGGCAGGTCTTCGACGTACTCGTTGGTGACCTTGCCATCAGGCCACTGGAGCGCAACCAGTGTTTTGGTTTCAATCTCCAGATACCAGTAGCGCGCCACCAGCACGCCGTCGCGCGTGATCCAGTCGGGAACCGGGTTGGTGCCGCCGTCGAAGAAATTCATCTTCGCGACTTCGGTCTTGCCGAATTCGTCCTGATACTCGTCGCGCGAAAACCACTCGAGTTCAAAAGCCCACTTCGCATCGCTCTTGTCCGCTTCGCGCGCGTAGGGGTCCATCAGCACGCTAAACGGGTTCAGGATGCGCTCGATGCGGATCTCCTGGTCGAATGTCTTGTTGCCGCAAAACCTCGTGCTTACCTTGAAGTATCCGAAACCGCCCTTGGTCGATTGATCGAGCGCCGTTTCGTAGACCTGATCCGCCTTGCTCGCGTACTGAATGTGCCGGATCATTCCCTCGATCACCTTGGCGGTCGCCGGATCGCTGGCTTGATCGACCGGCAGAGCCTCGAGGTCGGGCTTGTTCATCCTCGCCTGATTGCTCAGCTGGTTGAGCGGTCCGGTCAACTTATTGAACGTCAGGCACGGTCGCCGCCCTGGTCCCATCGCATTGCGCTGCTGGACGTCGGCATCGTCCCACTGCTTGCCGGCGGCGAATTGCAGATCGATCTTGGCCTCTTTGCGGATCTCGCGCTCGGCTTCCTCGGCGAGCTTGTAGCGCTCGCGTGCGGTCGCGATGAGGTCTTTGTCGGCTTTACTTGCCATCGGCGTCTGTATCGCCCTTCATCAGGTCACCTAAAGTGCGGCCCGCCGCGCGGCGCGGCCGCACCGTCACCGCTACCGCTTTTTTCGGCTTGCCCGCGGTGCGCAGCGCGATCGCGACCGCCTGCGGTTGCGGTTTTCCAGCCGCAACTTCTTTGCGAATGTTCGAGGAAATTACCTTCTTAGTTTTTCCCGGTTTCAGCGGCATATCACTTCCTCTTGACGACGGTTACGTCCCTGAACCCCTCGCCCTTGAGGCCCGCGGACTGCTTGCGCACCGCGTCGTGGATGCGGCGCACGTCCGCGGCCGCCACCGGCCGGGACCGGCCGGCCTGCGCCGCGAGGCAGGACGCCACGGGCGTGTCGATGACCCGCGCGGCGAGCTGCGCGCCGTGCCTGGCGGCGATCGTGGCGGCCGCCTTGCGGACGTTCGGGTTACTGCCTGTGGTGTCGAAGACGACGTTCTTGCCGGCGGCCAGTGCGCTGTTGATCTCGCGGTAGGCGTTGTGCAGGATGTCGCCGGGCGACTGCCCGCGGGCGCGTCCCGCGTCCGTCGTGACGACGTGCGCTCCGGTGCCCTTGGCGTAAGTGCTCTTGCCGCTTCCGGGCGCGCCCATGAGTACGGTTAGTTTCGCCATTCCCGTTCCTCCGCGAAGGCCTCTTCCGCGATCACGTCGCGCGCGCCGAGCAGGCGCTGGCCTTCCAGCGTGTTCAGCGGGATCTCGAGTTCGTCGCGTTGTTGCATCGGGTTACAACTGATTGCACCGGGTTGCATCGTGTAACATGCTCCCAGCAAACCGTGGTCATTTCGCAACAGTTCACCCCATCCATGAGCCGCCGCCCCCGAACCCGCGCTCCAGTTCCTTCGCCGCGGTGGCCGCCTGCGGTGGCACAAAGGCCGCGAAGGTGAGCGCCAGCGCATCTCCGCAGTCCGGGCTGGCGATCCCGCGCTTGACCATGTCCTGCTTGCTCTCGATCACGAGCTGCTCGGATTTATTCAAGTGGTAGCCCGGCCCGGTCAAATCCGTCTCGAGCACGTTGTCGGACGTGATCGCGCCTTTTAAGAGCCACTCCTTCATGCGCGACCACATGTACGCGCGCATGTTGGCCTGGTGCCGATCGTGGCTCGGCGCGCCGAAGTTCACTTCCATCACGTTCTCGTAGCCCATGCCACGCAAGCGCTCGACGTAGGGCGCGCCGAAGGCGGAATCGACAAAC